AGCAATGACGATTTTAGGGCTTCAAGTTGAGGGTGATATCAAACAATCTATTGTAAGCGGAGATCATGCTCCTTTATCACCTATTACACTGGCTATTAGGCGACTAAAAAATGACGGTGTTAAAATTAATGCCACATTGGTCGGTATGGTAGCGGATGCTGTTGCAAGAGGTGAAACAGGGCCGGGACAATTAGGTCAGCCGTCTGGCAATACTGATCCACTGCGCGATACTGGTTACATGCTCGCAACTGTTACGCATGAGGTGTCTTAATGCGCAATTTCCCAATCAACCTACTGAGAACTGCACAGACCGTCATTGGTAAGCAAACTTATCAACTTCGCAAGTACAACAGCCGAATCACTAATGCGGCAGGGTATCGTGTGAGCGGATTTGATGCGCCTTTTGATATGAGTGGCAGCGTTCAGCGCGTTAAGTTATCCCAATATAAAGATAACGACCTCGACTTCTCAAAGATATACATTCGCATTTTTGACATTAATCTAATCGAGGCGTTAGATAGAGAAACCAACGCCGATCAAATCATTTGGGATGGGTATTTGTGGCACGTTATGCCTGAATCGAATTGGATTCAACAAGGAGGTTGGAACAGCGTGCTTGCTGTGAGATTGGAGAAATACACAGTATGACTGAAAACGAAGTGATTATTGCTCTTAAAGCCGAGATTGAAAACCAGCTTGCCCTTGCTGGCGTTACCAGTTTCGAGGTATCAAGAAGTGCACAGCCAACAGACCAGTTTACAGGTGCATCCGTTGACAGCACTGTAAAAACTCAAGTTTTCTTGCGTCCAATATCACCAAGTGAAAACTACAACCTTTCACCCGGTAGAAAGTATTCAAATACAGATCCAGAAGTGACCTATTCTCACAACAAATCAATGACTATTCAAATTGATGTGCTGACCGATTTTGATTATACCGATATCAATGCTTTAAGCGCTTTTGATTTGTGTGAGACTGTTAGCCAAACACTATTTGAAGGTGATGCCATTCGAGCGTTAAGAGATTCGGGAGTGCGTATCCAATCAAAGACAGACACAAGACCTGCGTTTCCGGTATTGGACAAAGACAGATTTGAATCATCACCAAACTTTGATTTAGTGGTTACCTATACCACTGACAGAACCAAGACGTTTGCAGAAGTCACAACGGTTAACGATGATATTGAGAGAGTTTGACGTTTTTGCATTGCAACAAGTCAGAACATATAATTTTAATGTTTACCTAACACGTGTAAAAGGAAACTTATAATGCCAATTTCTAGTAACAATTACGTTCAGATCACGAGCGTCGTTGGTGGTGCGGAAGCAGTATCACGACGCGAATTGATGCTGCGCGTTTTTACTACTAATGAGCGCGTCCCGACTGGCTCTGTTGTTCAGTTTGACAAAAACTCATTAGGAACATCATTGGCCGATTACTTCGGCTCAACATCAACCGAATATGATATTGCGGCTTTTTACTTTAGCTTTATCTCTAAGGTGGCAACATCTCCGCAAAATATCCAGTATGCAAGATGGGCGAACACTGATACCTCGGCTCAGGTCTTTGGTTCAGAAGCTAAAGAACTTGCAACACTGCAAACCTATACGGCAGGTGCATTTGACATCACGCTTGGCGGTGTTGCTTTCAATGTAACCGGTCTAGATTTCTCTGCAAACGCAACCTATGCAGATGTCGCAACAACGCTGCAAACTCGCATTCAAGCAGAAGGAGGAGCACTTGCGGCAGCTACAGTGACATACAATGCCACACGAACAGCGTTCGAGCTTGATACCAATGGCGTAGCTGATGGCGAGGTATCATTTACAGAAGTAACGGCCAACATGCTGACTGACTTAGGTTGGGGAGCAAGCGCAATATTTAGCGCCGGCGTTAGTGCTGAGACTGTGACAGATGTACTAAATAACTCTACCAGCATGAATAATAATTTTGGTTCATATGGATTTATTCCAGAGTTAACCACTGACCAAGTAACCGATTCAGCGGTTTGGGTAGATGGTCGAAACATTGAATTTATGTACTTGCTTGCAGTTGATGAGGATAACAGAGTTGATATTGAAGCAGCGATCATTTCTTATGCTTCGTGCGGTATGACGTACAACTTAAACCCTGAACAATATCCGCAATTTTTGCCCGCTGCGATTTTAGCGAGTCAAGATTGGGATCAACCTGCTGCGGCTGCAAACTATATGTATCAGCAAACAAGCGGCCTAGATTCTTCTGTTAAGGATGATTCATTAAAATCTACTCTCGATAATGCTAGAATTAACTACTACGGGCAGACTCAAGACGCAGGAAAGGATTTTAGCTTTTACCAAAATGGCCAATTAACAGGTGGCACAAGCGATCCTCAATACATGGGCGTTCATGCTGGCGAGCAATGGATGAAAGCCGAGTTAAAAGCCGATTTCTTGAATATGTTCTTAGCTTTGAATATCGTTGCGGCTGATGATTCAGGAAAAGCAATTGGTATCTCTTACCTAGATGCAACAGTGCTAAAAGCTCAATCTAATGGCGTTATTGCCATCGGTAAGACTTTGACCACAACACAAAAAAACTACATTAAAGAAATTACTGGAGATGACAAAGCTTACCTTGATGTGCAAAGCAGAGGATACTGGTATAAAGTCGAAGTTGATGCCACTAACAACACAATGGACTATCTGCTTGTTTACTCGAAGCGCGATGCTGTAAACAAAGTAGAAGGCCGTCACGTATTAATCTAGGAGACAAATAATGGCTGATGTATCACATACTGGTACTATAGTGACCGTTTCAGCGAGTAATACGACTGGCGGCGCTCCTGTACCTATTACAGCTTTTCCAAAAGACACCGACCCGTTTGATGTTCCTGATATGGATATTGCAGATGCGGAAGTCGGAACCAATGGCGATTTGATTTCTTGGGACGTTGCGAACCCAATCGAGATATCAATGGCCGTGATTCCTGTTACTGATGACTATGAATTTCTGGTAACTCTGCTAAATCTAAACCGAGCAGAAAAAAACAAGAAGTCAGCAAAAGACGTGATCACATTGGTTCGCGTTATGCCAAACGGTGAAACAGTCACTTTGTCTAAAGGCAAGATGATTGGTGGGCCACCTGCTTCTGCTTTAGCGTCAAGTGGTAAAATTAAAACTGGGGTTTTTAAATTTCGTTTTAGTAAAATGACACGTACACCTGCAATTGATATTGATGTAACGGTGTAACCAAATAATCACTGGCTAGGCTTCTAGGGCCGAAAGCGTTCGCACCCACGTTGCCAGTGACCCTCATGGTGTAATAGATAAGGTGAAATCTATGGCTCTTATTAAACCAAAAGAAGTAGAATACATTTCTAAAGTTGGCGGTGAAGAAATCACTTGCCGATTCATGATCGGGCGTTATAACGGCCTTGACGGTCTTGATCTCATTGAATACGCCACCGACATACTAAAAAGCGGTGTTAACCCAACAGGCACAAAAAAAGGATTGTTACGCGAGTGCATGATTAAAATGGGGCCATACATCGAGGCAATCAACGATGAAGGAAAGCAAGTTTCTTTATCTAATGCCAAAATCATGGCGGCTTATCTTCCAGATCCAGAAATGAGCATGCGATTAATGCGAGATGTTCACGATTATAATACTTTTTTTTTAAACAGCGAAAATCTCTTAAAGCAGTCCCTATCATGGATGGACAAGCTAAAAGTATCAGTCACGAAAACATTAACCAAATTGCAGGCTACATCCTCGGAGAAAAAGCAGCGACGCACAAAGAGTTAAGACACGATTATGACGTTGAGGATATGCTTGATATTTACGAGTCTTTAATGGTAATGAAAATTAACGAGCATTACGCTATAGAAGCGGCAAAGAAAAAAAATAGTTAATAGGAGGTGCGGCTTGGATAATCCTTCCTCTAATGGAACCCAACCATCAAGCCGCATAAAATGAAGTGTTGGGCGAACCGATGAAAGGATACGGATTAGAGACTAACACCAGTTGCCCTTTATCATCTTAGTAAAAATCGGCTAGTTTTTAAAGTGCGGCTAATTGGCATATAATAAATTAAAACTGTAACCGGATTTTTATCAATGGCTCTTCTCGATACATTTGCAATTTTATTCCAAACGGACGCTAAAAAAGCGGCTGATGATGTTGAGGACCTAAATGAAAATTTAGACGATACTAAGAAAACTGCAGATGGGGCATCCGATGGGATGGATGGCTTTAAAAAGTCAACCAGCGAGTCAAACGTTGGAATATCCACGATGATAAAAACCATCGGATCTTTAATCGCAACTTACCTAGCACTAGATAAAACAATCGACACAGCAATGGAAAACGCTGAAAAGGTTGATGTAATCGGTAAGTTTGCTCAGGTTACAGGGCAGAGCATTGTTAATATTGATGCGTGGGGACAAGCTGTAGCCAGAAACGACGGATCGGCAGAATCGTTCCGTGGAACTCTTGAATCGTTGAATGAATCACTCGCTGACATTAGCTTAACGGGTGGAGGTGAAGCAGCGGAAATGCTAGCTCGATTGGGTATCAATGCTTTTGATGCTGGTGGCAAGGTTAAAAGCGCATTCGCTATCCTTCCAGAAATAGCTGATGCCTTTCAAAAGCTTAGCACGACACAATCTTTCCAATTCGGCAGAAAACTTGGGTTAGATATGGGTACTATACTCACTCTACAACAAGGCCGTGTCGCAGTTGAAAAGCTCGTGGAGCGTCAAAAGTCATTAGGAGCAGTTACAAAAGAGAACTACAAAATATCTGCAACATTTGATGATCAAGTAGACGATACTAAACGAGCGTTTGAGTCATTATCCACAGAAGCCACAACAGAACTATTGCCAGCCCTAACAGGGATTTTAAAGATTCTCGAATATGGAATTCAATGGTTAAGACATAACAAGTCATTGGTTCAGGGTTACTTCATTGGCATTGCTGGTGTTGTTGCAGTTTCATATATACCTGCAATTATAAAGGCAATAAAAGTAACAAAAGACCTAGGCAAAGCGTTAAAGATGTTAGGCAAAGGCGGAATTATTGGCATAGTCATTAGCGCAATAGCTTTATTATATGAAGACATAAAAGCATGGGTGAATGGCTCAAGTTCAGAGATAGGCGATCTGCTTGGTTCGTTTGAAAACTTCAAAGCCTCAGTTTTTAAAATATTTGACGATATAAGCAAGAAGTTTACAGGCTGGCTTGATGAATTCAAAAGTTTTGGAAAGTCAGTTGATGAGTTTTTTGGATTTGGTGATGAAAAAGACTTCAACATTGCTGCAAACTCAAAAATGGCTATGGATTTAATCGGCAGTTACAACTCAAACCCTCTAAACTCTGGCCCTGCGTATGATTCTAATAGCTTTATGTCAACGAACACCTACAATTTAAACCTTGGTGGCACAACAGTACACGCTAACGGATTAAATCAAGATCAAGCGACAAAGGTTGTTAGCGATAGCTTTAATAATCAGATTAACATGGCATACGGAGCTATTGACGATGGGGTTGATCACTAATGGCGTTTTTCTTCCAAAATGAAAGCGAACCAGTTGTTGCCATACTCGATGAAGATGGCAACCAGATATTTGAGACCATTGGGATACTTGGTTTGTCCGCTAAGCCTTCAAACAAATATGCCGAACATCCTCTAGAAGATGGAACGATAATATCTGATCACAAGATAGTGCAACAACAACGCATTAACGTGAAGGTGGTCTTGAACCCTGATGACTATGTTGATGTGTATAAGAAACTTAAAAAAGCCGACGAAAACAACACAGCTTTTACTATTCAGACTCGTGTAGATACCATTACAAACATGTATCTTGAAAGCTACCCAAGAGATGAAAGTGCAAAGGTGTACGGCACAATTGCGTTAACCATTTCATTTATAGAACAAAATTTTGTAGCTGTTGAGACGGAAGCCCTTCCCAAGTCAGAAGTCAGTAATCCGTCTAACTCTGATACTTCAAAAAGTGGTGATAAGTTACCCAAAAAAGTGACAAAGAAAACCACTTTGCAAAGAATCATAGGAGCTCTCTAATAATGGATAAGATTGATCTTGCTACGGGTGTTCCAAATCAGCAATTTACCGCAACACTAGGCGGCAATCGTTATGAAATTAGAATTGTATCTGCTGACGGCGTGATGGCTTATGACGTTTATATCAATGAGCAGATAATTGTTGAAGGGTTTAGATTCGTCAATCAGCAACTTATGCTTCCTTATGCCTACCAAGAAGTAAGCGGCAACTTGCTGCTTGATGTTCCCGACGACGAAACAGCGAATTATGAGAATTTTGAAGTAACACAGTTTTTGTACTTCTTAGATTCAGATGAGGCAGCGCAATATCGTGAAAATCGATCCTAGATTAATCAACCTTGGCATTATCATTGATGGCGAGATTTCATGGTATAAAAACTTATATATCCATGCTAAGGGTATGAAGTTTTCTAATACGAACGCAGGACAGTGCGAAATAACTATCTTCAACTTGAAAAAATCATCAAGGGAGCGGATTTTACGCGAAACAAATCCACTTCTATCAAATAGAAAATTAATCTCCGTTGTTCTAGAAGTTGGTCGAGTTAGTTATGGTACTAAAACATTTTATCAGGGCAGCGTGTTTCGCTCAGAGGCAACACCGAAACCAGATACGGGTGTTCGATTGAAGTGTATCATAGGTCAAAATAACAAAAGTAAGATAGTGACTCGAAGTGCCAACAAGTTAACCAAGTTAAGTTCTATAGCAAAATGGGTGGCTGATGATGCAGGTTACGGATTATCTTTTGAGATCACCGATAGAAACATAAGAAGTTATTCATTTACTGGAACTGCGCAATCTCAATTGCATCAATTAGAAGATTTAGCCAATGCGGAAGTGTTTGTTGATAATAACACGATGTACGTCAAAAACATTAACAAGGCATTAGGTTCTAGCGTGGTGAGAAAGCTTAGTGCTCAATCTGGATTATTAGAGGCAACGGGAACAGAAGTCGGTGCCAAGATGACTATGCTTTGGGATCCAGTGACTAACATTGGTGGCAGAATAGATTTAAAGTCTGTCATTAACCCGTCACTGAACGGATCTTATGTTGTTTTTAAACTTGGCTTTGAT